CCGAGCTGGCCACCGGTGAGGAGCTGCGCGGGCCTGAGGTGACGATGGCGATGGCGAAGAAGGAAGGCTGGGCGACGAAGAGCGGCAGCAAGTGGCAGACGATGCCCGAGCTGATGATCCGCTACCGAGCCGCGGCGTTCTGGGGGCGGCTGTACATCCCCGATCTGCTGGTCGGCATCCAGACCCAGGAGGAGGTGCTGGACGTGGAGCCGGTGGACATCACGCCTGCAGCTAAGCCCGCGCCGGTGGTGGTGACTGAACTGAACGAGAAACTGAAGAAGCCAGCCGAGCCTGAGCCGGTGGTGATTGAGGAGGCGAATGATGATGAGATCTTCTGAGCAACCCGGCTATCTGCGGCCTGCTGATCTGGTGGCTCGGTGGTGCAACACCGTCACTCTGAGCACGCTTGATAACTGGCGCAGCCAGAACCGCGGCCCGAGGTTCGTGAAGATCGGAGGCCGCGTGCTGTATCCCGTAGCGGAGGTCGAGGCGTATGAGGCTCGGAATCTGCGCGGGATGCCAAACCATCCACCTACTCAACACCCCAACCGATGACTTTCAAAGCAAAGGGCGCCATCTTCAAGAACACCCCTGAGAAGCTGCAGCAACGACTCGGCGATCGCTACGACGCCGGGAAGAAGTATCCCGACGTTGATGGCCTGTTCTCCATTAAGGAGGAGGAGCGCATGGCGTTCGCGAGCTACATCATGAACGCCGATCCGAACGAAAAGGGAGAGATCCCAATTCGGATCACGGGCTACAACAACACCAGTCAGTCCGGGGTGAAGTATCTCGGGCTGACGGTGGAGCCGGACTACAAGACCCAGAAGGCGATTGAGGAGAAATTCGCCGCGGCCCAGGCGACTGACAACGCGGCCGCCAGCCTGGCCAAGGCCACCGGCGGCGTGGTGGTCGATGTGGTTCAGGACGACGTGTTCTGACCCATCAGTAGCAGCTCCAGCCGCGCGATCTCATGAACCGCGGCCTGGAGCATTTCCTGCTGCCGGTACGTCTGGCGTAGGAGCTGAGCTGCGAGCTTGCCGGTGTTGGGGCTGGTCTCCAGCATCCGGCAGTCAGCCTCCAGCTTGAAGAGTTTTTCGGGCGGTATCTCGACCGCCATCCACTCACCGAAGTTCATCTCACTGGGGCGGATAGCCCCATGCTGCCAATGGAATGCCCGAGCTGCCGTAGCAGCAACCACCGCTCAGCAGTGACCAACGGCAAGCTGCCAGACCAGATCGTGCGGCGCCGTGCGTGCCGCGACTGCGGATTCAAGTGGTACACCGTCGAGATCCGCGTGCCGGACTATGCGGTGGGGTGGAGCGCAGCGCTGCAGAGCAAGCCGGTGCTGCGGGTGCCGATCGAGACCACGCTGCGGCACCTAGAGGAGGCGGACGTGGAACAGGTCGCGGTGACGAACGGCCGAGCGCGTGGCGTGAAGAAGTGTGAACGCCCTGCGGCATGATGTGCCGCCCGTGGTGTACAGTGCGATCACGGGGCGGACGGAAGCACCCCGGCGCAAGCCACGAGGAGCCTCCCGCGGGAACAGTCAAACGACCGCGTAACCGAGACGAGACCGAGGCGGTGGAAGGCCGCCACACCACTGAGCACCTCGACATAGCCGGCGCAAGCCGGAACGGGCGATCGGCCCGGCCCTCCGGGGGTGGTTCCAACTGGCAACCACACAGAGCACGCCAGTGCTCACCACCCACACCGGAGACGGCCATGACCGATCAGACCCGTGCCCTCGCTCCAGAGGACGCCGAACTCTTCGCTGAGATCGACGCCTGCTTGGAGCGGTGGGGCCACGCCATCGAGGCGGGGCTGGCGCTCGCACGCGAAGTGCGGGACGCCTGCTCTGAGCTTGAGGAGTGGCTCTGCTGAGGGCGTGCCCCCGAGAGGGGGCTGAGTGTTACGGACTATTGCCGGTCCGTCGCCGTCTGCACTGCGGACGGTGTATTGTTCCGTCACGGCCGCAAGGCCACCCACCCACACCGCCATGCTCACCGCCACTTTCTTGGTGATCTGGAAGCTGCTCCTGCCGCTGCTGGTGCTGGTCGCCGTCATCGACTGGCTGACCGCTTCCACCGATCGCCGCGTTCGAATCCTGCGCCGCTCTGGGCTGACCCAGCAGCAGATCGCCGAACGCCTCAACCTCACCCGCTACCGCGTCCGCAAGGCGCTCGCCTGATGATCAACAACGTCTGGATCAACCGCCTGGCCACCATCGTGGTGCTGCTGATGGTCTACGCCGCCGGCTACGACACCGCCCGCCAAGAGACCGCACAGGCGCACCACAATCACCCGGCTGCTCATCAGCCGCTGCATCCATGACCGCACGCCGTTACTACTTCCAGGTCCGCTCGGTGAACGTCATCGAGTGCATCTGGGCCGAGAACCTCACCGAGGCCAAGTGCAAGGCAGCCGACGAGTGGCTGCCCTGGTGGAGCGAGATCGAATGGCTCCACTCCGACACCGAACCCACCCGCACGATCTGATGCCACACCCGATGGACAACGTGGTGCTCCAGTGGAGCGCCGACCAGCACGGCTCCCACGGTGATGGGATCAGCCGGCCGATGCCAAAGGCGCGCACCAAGATGTTCCGCGTCCGCGTGAAGCAGATCGGTGCGCAGCCGATGGTGGTCACGATGCCAGCCGAGAGCAAGCAGCGCGCGATCCGCTACGCCTGCGCCCGCTGGCCCGGTGCTGCGGTGGAGGTGCTGCAGTGATCCGCACCACCCTTGCCGCCGCGGCCCTGCTGCTGGCTGCACCGGTGCAGGCCAGGCCCGTCACCGCCACCGTCTACGACAGCTGGTATCAGGGGCGCGTCACCTACTGCGGCCAGACGTATCAGCACTGGGGCGTGAGCGCCGCCCACCCCTGGCTGCCCTGCGGCACCCCGGTGCGCATCAGCCACCAGGGGCGCACCCTGACCGTGCGCGTCACCGATCGGTGCGACTGTAATTCGATCGACCTGAGCGCCGGTGCCGCCTACCGTCTGGGCGTGCCGCTGGACGGCGTTGCCACTGTTGCCATCAGCCACCCATGAGCGACATCCGCCAGCGCCTCGAGGCGCTGATCAGTGACTCCGGCATGTTTCGCGCCGGCCAGCAGGATGAACGCCTGCGCCTCTGCCACCTGATCGACATGCGCATCGACACGCTCCGCAGCATCGGCAGCGTTCCGCACGTCTCCGCTCGCTGCGAGGAGCTACTGAGGATCCGCCAGGCTCTCAGTGATCACCAGTGAACAGCCGGTCTACGCCGGGCAGAAGCACCCCTGCTTCGGCGTGCACCCTGTCTTCTACGGGGTGGAGACCTTCTATAAACCTTGGGTGTTCGATGGGGCGGTGGTGCACTGGCTGCCGCCCCACACCAACCGATCCGACGCACTGAACCATGCACAGCATCGAGCTCGATCAACGCCGCGCCGAGATGATGGATGCGCTTTATGAGCGCAGCGGCCGGACCTGCAGCACCTACACCGGACTTTGGGAAGAGTTCTGCCGCGACGTTGCCGCCAACCTGCGCGACACCGATTACGCCGAGCTTCACGCTGCCTGCACCCTGGCAATCACCGAGACCGAGAGCCACCTAGCTGAGAAGCACGCCCAGCAGGCCATCGCCGTCTGCCGCGGGTTCATCCTCGGGAAGTGGGCATGAACATCGAGTTCATCCACTGCACGCCAGATGCCGAACATCTGATCGTGAAGATGGCCAGGGTGAGCAACCCGGCCAATGCCGACAATTTGGAAACCGCGCCGAAGCTGCTGCGTTACCTGATTCGGCACCAGCACTGGAGCCCGTTTGAGATGGCCAGCCTCTGCGTCCGCATCGATACTGAGCGCGACATCGCGGCCCAGATCCTGCGGCACCGCAGCTTCAGCTTCCAAGAGTTCAGCACCCGCTACGCCGAGGCGCAGCAGCCCAAGGTGCCGGCCTTCCGGCGCCAGGACACCACCAACCGGCAGAACAGCATCGACGATCTCGACGACATGCTGCGCGTCGAGTTCATGAGCCGCACGGTCGATCTCTTCAATGAGGCGAACAGGCTTTACCGCGACATGATCCGGCACGGCGTGGCGAAGGAGACGGCTCGCCGCATCCTGCCGCTCAGCACCAGGACCACGCTCTACATGCACGGCACGCTGCGCAGCTGGATCCATTACCTGAAGGTCCGCTGTGCACCGGAGACCCAGCGCGAGCACCGGCAGGTCGCCGACGCCTGCCTGGCAGTGTTCACGCAACAGTTCCCGATCATCTCGGAGGCAGCGTTCCATGGTTGATCAGGTGAACCAGCCGCCGCACTACCAGGGTGGCAACGGGATTGAGTGCATCGACGCGATCCGCGCCGCACTGACGCCTGAGGAGTTCCGCGGCTTCTGCAAGGGCAACGTCCTGAAGTACGTCTGGCGCGAGCGCCACAAGGGTGGGGGAGAATCACTGGCGAAGGCCGAGTGGTATCTGCAGCGCCTCCTCGCCACACTGGAGTGATGGACGATCATCTCCCTGATCTGAGCTGGCTGGAGCGCTGGGCGCTGCGGATCCTGCACCGCAGCCCCAGGCTCGGGCTGGTGATAGCGAAGCCCTACCTTGAGCCAACGCTGAGCTGGTCGGTGGCCTCAGATGACGACGAGGCAGTAGCAATCGCCGCGAGCATCGTGGAGTCGCCGGAGCTGGAGCCCGACAGCATGAGGCTGGAGCGGATCTACCACCTACCGGCCTACGGCGAAGAAGAGTGATCTCACTGCACGGTGGCCGGCTGCTGCTGCACTGTGAACAGGCCCACCGGACCTGGCACTGCACCATCGCCCTCGGTCCCAAGCAGCGGAAGACCTACGACACCGGCCGCGTGAACCTTCAGCAGGCGCTGCTCGCCGCACAGCAGCACTACCAGCTGGAGCTCCGACAAGCGCGCAGCGTGCAGGATGCACCGATCTGCTGGGATTGCGCGCACTGGGATCCGCAACGTTCGCATTGCACGTTGGGGTTTCCTGAGGCCCGGCAGACTGGCGGCAGGTTTGCCGCACGCTGCAGCGTGTTCAGGTCGTGCCCGTGATCCTCAGCAAGGATGAGCCGTTTCCTGGCGTGACTGTTGAGACGCTGGAGCCGGAGGAGGGTGGGGAGCTTTACTACCGCACCTGTTGCCGCGGCGTGTGCCGCTACAGCTCCGATCGGTGGCAGGCGGATCTCTACGCCGAGCAAATGTTGGGTCGGTAGGCGGTCCTCACGCGGTGCCGCCCTACCCCGCCGACCCACCGGGGCCATATCCATAGCCCCTCAAAGAAGGGTTAGGAGCCGCCACCATAGCCGAGAAAAAAGGGCGCTGCGTTTGCGGCAGAGCGCCCCGACTTCCCGCACGGATGCTAGTCACCGCGAGCTTGGTGCAGCCACTGCGCGATCGCCCACTCTCGCTCAGGCCGCCAGAAGGATTGCTGCCGATACCAGTCGATCCAGGCGCGATGGCCCTTGCGGGAATTGCACGACAGGCAGCAGCTCACCAGGTTCTCGCGCACCGTGAGACCGCCGTGCACCTTCGGCGTTACGTGGTCGAGCGTCGGGCTGCGGCCAAGGGGATCCCCGCAGTAGGCGCACTGATAGTTCCAGGCCAGGTGGATCTGATCGCGAGCTGATCGACGGGTAACCAAGCGGCTGCCGTCGATGTAGTGCTGATCCACGCGGCCGGTGCCGTTGTGTCACACGGTAACCAGTGACACCGAAAGCGCCTGCAAGCCGCCTATTCTCCGGCCGTCACCCACCCACCCACCCATGACCTACATCCTCGACCTCGGAATCTGGCACGTCGGCCCGTTCACCACGCACCTGGCCGCGCAGCACTGGGCTGAGTCTCACGGCGTCGATGACTACCGCATGATCCCGCTGGATGATCCTGCCGAGGCGCCAATCAGGATTGCGCGAATTGTGCGCGAACGTCACAGCACGGCCGTCTAAACCATTGCAACTGCAGCAAGATTTCCGGCGCTGCTCAGACTTCTAAGTTGCATGTCGCAGGTTCGAGTCCTGCCGGGGTCGCCATTTTCCTGGATTCTTGTTCCCGGTCCTTACCGGGTTTTACCCACTTTTCGCTGGTCTCTGGGAGAATTCTGGGAGAACGGCGGCTACCCTCCGAACTGATGCAGCACGTCTTTTCCTGCGGTGGTGGCGTTCAGTCCACTGCCTGTCTGGTGCTCGCGGCGCAGGGCACAATTCCTTACCGCACCTTCGTGTTCGCCAACGTGGGCGATCATGCTGAAGACCCCCGCACCCTGCGGTATGTGGCCGAGGTGCTGAAGCCTTACGCCAGTCAGCATGGCATCGAGTGGGTTGACATCCAACGCCAGCGCCGAGACGGCACGCCAGTCGATCTCTATCAGGAGCTTCTGCGGCCGATTCGCTCAATCGACATCCCGGTACGCATGGCCAATGGTGCGCCAGGCAATCGCAACTGTACCGTTCACTTCAAGATCAAGCCCATCGCAAAGTGGATCAAGCGCCATTCACCTGGCTGCACCTTGGGCAAAGGCATCAGCACAGATGAACCACATCGCGCTACGCCCAGCCGCGAAGGCGACGGCTATACCTCCGCTTATCCACTGATTGAGCTTGGCATCAGTCGCAGCGACTGTTTGCGGATCGTTCGTGACGCCGGCCTGCCACAGCCGCCAAAGTCGAGCTGCTGGTTCTGCCCCTATAAGACCACAGACCAGTGGACGGCCATGCGCCGAGAACGGCCTCAACTGTTTGCGCAAGTAGCGGACCTTGAACGCCGATTAAACACCAAGCGGGTCGAGCTTGGCAAAGATCCTGTCTACATCAGCTCGGTCGGTTCACGACGCGAGCAACCGATCGAGATTGCTGTGCCTGATCAACTTGGGCTTTTCCCAGAGTGGATCGAAGAACAAGACGGATGCGAGAGCGGCTATTGCATGACGTGAATTTGGGATAACTGTGGGAGAACGCAATTTCGTGGCGAACTAAGTATTTGAAATCATTCGAGAAAAAGTCGAGATCCCACGTCTT